GGGAGGAGCATCCGCTCCTCTTCGGTTTCCCCTACGAACCGCCTATGACCAACATCTATCGCTCAAAAGGGCAGTCGACTGTTACTGTGACGCCCGAGTCTGGAGTGCCGTACGACATCGGATCATCGAGTCTTGGATATTTCCAATCCAATTCTTATGACCACGATAAGCGTGCGAAACCCTCAGACTTGTTCGCCTCAGGAACAGCCCAAACTGCTTATAGAGCGGAAGAGACAGTAGGCCCTGTCACCTTTGTTCACTCATCCGGGTTAATCTCCGGTCCTCTGTCCTATTTCATTGGAGGTACGAGTTCTCCGGCGGATTTCGATCCGCCCTCGATTCGTATCTCTGATGGCAAGGTAAGGGGGAAAATAAAGGCTGATAATGTCAATCTGGCTGTAACTCTAGCTGAATACCGTACAACTGCAAAGATGTTCGGTGATCTTGCTAGCGATGTGTCTAGTGCCTTCCATTCTCTCCGGCGTGGCCGGCCTGTCGACGCATTTCTTGAGATGCTTCGCAAGCCGGCGGGTAGTAGCGCTTCCAAGGCGGTCGCGAACAAGTGGCTTGAATTCCAGTATGGAATTTCGCCCCTCGTTAACGACCTCTATGGGTCAGCTGAGGCCCTCGGGTCAAAGCTGATGGGTGGCTACTCTATGTACGCAAGGGCAACGACCTCTTCTTCCAACGAGGCTACTGTAGATCGTCATGATTTTCAGTATGACCTCCATGGGACTGAGTTCAATGCCGTAACGTATAAGACAACCACTCTTGCCCGCTACACTATCCGCGATAGGGACCTTAAGTCCCTTACCCAAGTCGGAATTACTAACCCTGCGCTTTGGGCCTGGGAGGTGATCCCCTACTCCTTTGTCGTTGACTGGGCGTTTCCTGTTGGCGAGTGGCTAAGCTCCCTCGATGCCCTCACGGGCATCAGCGAGCTTATGGTCATTCGCGTGCAGAGACGTCAAGCAGTGACAGAGTTGCAGGCTGCTGGTGCATCCTCACTTCTTATCCAGAATAGCTACTCACGTAGCCAGACCGGATTCGATCTGGATATGCCCAGCCTCGGCTATCAGCCGTCTTCCAGTTTAACCGCCGTTTTAAACGGTTTAGCGCTTCTTCGTCAGCTTCGCTGACTTTCTTGAAAGGACTACCCTCATGCCCCAAATTACCGGGCCTATCTCCATTCTAAATGGAGCCGCCACTCCTGTGGCAAAGTCATTCGCACCCATGCGCGTGGCTCCTGACCTGACGGTCTTCGCCGAGAAATCGGTTGGCGTTTCGGCTGGCTATACGCAGTTGAAGCTTGGGTTTTCCCCGGCTTCCACCCAGCGTCCGACGAACCGCGTTGACTTTTCACTGGATCTTCCGATCCTGAGTACTGTCAACGGCGTTTCTACGGTTGCCTCCACTGCGCGCTTTAAGGGCTATTGGGTCATCCCCGATACCCTGACGGACGCGCAGCGGGCCGACTTTGAAGCCTTCGTCCGGAATGGCATCGCTGCCGCTCCGGTCGTGGCCGCCGTGAAGAACCTGGATCCATCTTACTGATGGTCTGCCCGACCGCTGTTAAGCGGTCTATTTCATTGGAGTTATCCATGTCCTACATGTTATTTGGTTGTTCTCCTGTTAGCGTTTTTACAAACGCCTTCAGTTTCTTGAACTTTATGGAGGTCCCGCTTGATCCAAAAGATCGGACGGGATCTCAAGAAGCTCTGTACTCCTCGGTCCTCTTGTGGGGCCGAGGAGGCTTTGACAACTGCTTAACTGCAGGTATGGAGTGCTGGACTTCTGAAGGTGGCATTGTACGCCTGGCCACGCTTACGCGTGACCATTCGTCTTACAGCCACTTCCAGTGTCTTTCACGCGACCCTGTACTCTCCCGTCGCTTCTTCCTAGGTTCTCGAGCCCACCTTCAAGGTGGGCCCGTCCCTTGGACTATCCACGGTCCTGGCCCTGATGCTTCGCATCAGGTTGCCAGTCAGCGCATGGCTGGCGAGTGGGTTAAAATCCCCTCGTTTTCCTTGCCCCGTGGGTTGAAGTAACAGAGTACCTCCATATGACTTCAGGCCGATCTACTAAGACGGACGCTCTCTTCTTTAAGAAGGAGCTCGAAGCTACGCTGTGTTTGTGCGAAAGCATCAACACTCCGCGGGCACTAACTGTCTACCTGCTTCTTAGCAGTGGTGAGTTCGCTCAGTACCTCGCTCTCTCTATTGACTGGCGTCATTATAGTCATCATGGCAAGTTTGCTGATGATTACTTGGTGACGACCATTCTCCAGAAGAATCCGAGGATCCCTACTGATACGCCTCGCACCGCCGTTGCATACGACAAGTTCGTGGAAAGTGAGCGTCGATGCGCTGAAACCAACTCTTTCATCTCTTTGGTTGAAGGCGGGCAAATCTGCCCGCCCAACCGTAGGACTGCGCGAGCGATTCATTTCGCTCGCGAGATCATACGAGACTGTCTTCCTAGGGCCTCTTTACAAAGGGCCTTGGGCAGCGGAAGGTTTGGTCCAGGTGCTACGACATCACTCTCTGGTGTTGTGACTCAAGGTAAGAAGTTCTCAAGACGTCTTATCGACGTTACGCCCAGGCTTCTCGACTTTCGAACGTTCTCGTTTCCACATCTGTGGCGCGAAACTTGTGACTTGGTTCGCCTCGTCACTTCTTCGAAATTGAGATTTGTTCCCAAAAATGCGAAGACCGACCGCGCGATATGCATCGAACCCGACCTGAACATTTATGTTCAGCTTGGGACCGGTGCTCTGTTGCGTGACGGTTTAGCAAATTTGGGCATCTATCTAGACAGGCAGGAGCTTAACAATCAGCGCTTAGCAAGCGTTGCCTGGAAAGCCGGTCTGGTTACTCTAGATCTTTCCTCTGCAAGCGATACCATTTCACGTGGTGTTGTTTGGCATCTGCTCCCTGAGGGCTGGTGTGATCTCTTACTCTTGTCGCGGGTTGATAAAACCAGCTATGAGGGAACTGAGATTAGCCTTTCTAAGTGGAGTAGTATGGGGAATGGGTACACCTTTGAGCTTGAGACCTTGCTGTTCTCGGGGATCATCTTAGGGGCTTTTAAAGCCCACGAGATGGAACCCTTAGACAACTGGGCCTGTTACGGGGACGATATGATCTTCCCTGAAGAGCTCGACGACACTATCAGATGCGCATTAAACTTCCTCGGATTTAGTGTGAACAGTGAGAAGACTTTTGGCAAAGGTCTATTTCACGAAAGCTGTGGTACCGACTGGTTCATGGGTCACAACGTCCGCCCTTTCTTTCTCAGAAATGGAACAGACGAAAATGATCTCCGTGAAACTGCTTGGTACACATACGCGAACTTGGCGAGACACTGGGCTCACCACCGTAATGGTGGTGATTCTTGTGATTCTCGACTACTCCCTTTCTGGCTCCGATGTTTTTCTAACGTTGTAGCCAGTCGCCGTTACCGGATCCCAAAAGGATTCGGTGATGGCGGCTTCCATTCTAACTTTGACGAGGCACGCCCTAGGCGTACCTCGCATCGTAAGTATGGGTGGGATGGGTACGACTTCAATTACTTGAGGATTGTACCCTATTCGCGCGTCGTATCCCCTCTGGGTATGTACTTTCGGGCTGTTAAGTCCGGTGGTACAGACTTCTCTCTTGGACGCGAGTCTTTGAGAGGAAGATACGAAAAGCCTATCGAGGCGGTTGGCTACTCTCCCGAGTGGCCTAACCTGGGACCCTGGACTTAGTCTAGGTTTTGACCCACTAGATAGTGGGTGGAGGTGAATTAACA